CGCCGAACGTCTTACCGTAGCCGGCGCAAAGCGCGCAGATAATCACGCGGTCAACTTTGCTCGGCTTCGGCTTTTCGTCGTCGGTCATTTCGTAACCCGCTCGACCATATCTAAGAACCAAGCTTGAACGGATTCGTGCTTGCCGGCTCCCGTAACGGCCGTTCGTAATTTATCCCGACTGCCTTGCGGTAGAAAGAACTCCACGCGCTCGCGCTTCGCCTTGTATCGCTTGACGTACTCGGCGTTCTTCCGACGCCGTTTTTCTTCTGCGGTTTCTTTCATAGCTTTAAGATACCAAGTCCGCGAGAAAGAAAGCCGGTATGACGACGATTCGTATTAGGACAATTATCAACGCGCCGGTCGCGACTATGATTAGCCACGTCCGCAAGAAGTCGAATATGGTGTTGCCAACAATTCGGAGCCACGCTTCGCGCTCGGTCGTGTCGCCGGCAAAGTCCGGCTCGACGTCGACCGGCGGCGATTCGTCGTCGGGTCTTGAAAAGAACATATCGGTCATTAGTTAAGTCTCCATGATTCGTCGGTCGCGAAGATTAAGACTAGCGCGACCAGTAGGAAGAACGACGCGGCGGTCGCTTGGATTAACTCGCCGCGAGTCGGCAAGTTGTTAGTTATTAGTTCGAGCAGATTTTTCATTGCTCGACCTCGTCTTTCGTTTCGCAAGCGGCGGTCAACATACCCAAGTCGAAGCCGGCGGCTAACATATCTTCGAGAGTTTCTCGGTTATCGTTTACGAGTCGACGCAGTTCTTCCGGAAGTTGGTCGAGTTGTTCAAGGAAAAGAGCGTATCTTTTTCCGAGAAAATCTTTTAGTATTTGTTCGTTTTTCATGGTGTTAATTTTAGTTGATGATTAGGGAAGACGACCATGGCCGCAAGAGCGACTCGTCGGTTGTCGGAAAGACGCGGCGCGCCGATGAAGTGTTCGATGTAACGTTCCTCGCCGTCGAGTTCGCTGACGCCGTAGACGGTCGTCTTCTGTACTTCGTCCGGTTCGGTGTCGACGTCGAACGTGATTATCGCGAGCGGCTTTCGTTCGCGTAGGATTCGGAAGCGCAACGCGGCCGCGTTATCGCAAGTGGATTTTGTTTTTGTTTTGTGCATGATGTTCGTCGACTAGCGTCGAGAGTAAGTTGTTAAGTGAGACGCGCCGTCGCCGTAGCAATTAAAATGCCCGACCTTGCGCTTGTTAGAGAATCCGCCGGAGCGTTCGCGCTCGACTCGAATCCAAGTTACCGACTGCTTGGCGCGAGTCGGCTTCCCGCAAAACGAGCAGAAGCTATCGAACTTGGCGACCGCTAAGTTGCGGTCGCTTTGTTGGTCAATGTCGTTACTCATTGTCGCCGTCCTTGTTTTCGTCTTCGTCTTCCATGGCTTGCACGAACGCGACGCCGTAAACGGTTTGTTCGCCAAGCATGGTCGCGATTAGATTAACGCCGCCGTCGGATTCCTCGTCGAACAGCACGTCGAAAGTCTTGTCGCCCATAAGAAACTCGCCGGAGTTAATGCGAGCGCGCACCGGCGACTTCGGTTCTAGGTCGTCCAGTTCTTCCCGACTAGGAAGACGCGGACAACCGTCGACGTCGAGCATTAAAGTTCCGGCGTCATGGCTCGCCGTAAATGCGAGCGCGTCATACGCTAGGTTATGAAGCCCCGCCATGATAACGGTCGCGACGTTTAGGTTATCGAGTTCGCCCATGGCGGCGTCGAATCGTTCGGCGAACTCGACCGGCGTTATCGACGGAGCGTGAGAAGAAGAAGAAGAGTCGTTTTTCATTTCGGATTTTTTATTGTTTATTGAGTTTAAGTAAGCGACGGAGTCGCAAGGACAAGGGTCGTCGAGTAGTATCTTCGACCCGTTGCAAAGTTGGCACGTTAGGAAGTCGGTCATTACCGCCAGTCTCCCCAATGTTGGAACTTAGATAATGCGTCGAACGCTTCGTCGGAAGTGTATCTCTCGTTGTCCGCTTCGTCGATGCCGCCGCGTTCGTAATAAGATTCTCTCAACGTAATGTAGCAAGGCTTAATCGACGGGTCGATTACAAGGTCGTCGACCTCGACCCAAGCGTGGCCGTTCTCGTGTTGATTGCCCGACGGTCTTCCATGGACGAGCGTCGCGTTAGTGAAGTCGATGTCGCCGCACTCGTCTTGCAAGTTGCCGAACGTCGGGTGCGCCATTGTTCGACCGAGCAAGAGACGACAAGCGTACTCGTAGCAACTGCCGGTCGGCACTCTTGGTTCTTGGTTATGGTTAATCTTCGAGAGTCTCGATTTGAGTTCGTCGATGTTCATCGTCAAGAGTTCTAAGAGTTGGGAGTTTAGTTTTAGCTCGTGGATTTTCATCGTTGGTCGTCCTCGCTGATAGAGAGAACGCCGTTGCCGTTCGAGTCGAGAGAGACGTCTCTTAGGTTCGGCACTCTTGCGAAGATGTCTCGGCGAAGTTTGCAAGCGAAGTCGTTCGCGCTTGTGCGAAGACTTTGCGGCGCAGAATACGCTCCGCATATTAAGAGAAAAGCTTGTTCGGCTTTCGCCCATTCTTGGACGAGTGATTCTAAAGTTAGTTTGTTGATTTTCATTGTTAGTTTTTGTTCGGGTCGAGAGAGAGTGAGTGAGTGAGTATCGAGCGTCTGATTGACCCTCGTCATGTTGGACATTATGACACCTTTAACGGTAAGCGTCTATAGGCAAAACCGAACTTTATTTCGATTTCTCAAAGTTCTCTAATACGCCGTTATATCAACGTATCCGCTCGACGCTACGACGTCGCGCCCATGTAGACCGCTATCGCCGCCGTCGCCGCCACCCAAAACAACCGCTCCGCGACCCGCCCGATACCTTGCGTCTTTGTTAGTCCAGTCTCGACGTCGTCGAGTCGATTGCTATGTCGACCGAGTCGCTTGTTCGTTTCTACTTGGTTCGACAATATTGTTGCGATGCGTTCTTCAACTCGCGCAACTGTAATTAAACTTTCGGCAAGTCGGTCGACCTTGTCTTCGATTCTTTCTAGTCGAGTCGAGAGCGAGTCGCGTTGTTGTTGTTGGTCGGTCATTGCTCTCGCTATCGTTGATGATGATGAAAGCCTTGCATGGCAATGTAACGTACATAAAAACTAACGTAGTCTTCCGACGCTCCTGTGTAGAGCCTTATGGTAAATCCGTAAGGGTAGCCGCTTGCGTCATATAAAATGACGGGGTTTACGGAGTTTTTGTAATAACCTAGCACCCAAGTATAGTCATTTATGGGGTCGGTAATTGCGGCACTAGCGTTATGCTTTACACTTACATTTCTTACCTCTAGCCAAGGTTCAATGTTGGGAAGAAAGCGTTGGTTGGCCGCCGCTCCCCCGTTCGTGGTATGAGCGAAAAGAATAGTTTTCGTTATATAATAATTCGGGTCAAGCCCCACTTGGTCGGCGTCTTCTTGAAAGAAGCTTGCGTTCCCTACCTCCGTCCTTAGCAACTCTTTAGTCATGGTCTTAATGTCTCGGTCTTCCGCCGCGACTCCAAAGGTATCGCCTAAGTTCGCGTAGTCATAAAGCATTTCTTTTTGCGTACTGACTAGCTTGTCCGACAACCAGTTAAACACTTCCGGCGACGGCGCGGTTAGCGGCTTGCCGGTTACGGCCGAGCCGCGTATGGTTACAACCTTGTCTAAATATCTAGGGTAAAATGACGCCATGTTTAACTAAAAGGCAACTCCATGAAACACATCTTTAACTTTAGGTCTTTTAGATAATCCTTATCCGGAGCCGGCAAAATCTCGCCACTTCCGGAATTACCTCGGTCGAGAGTAACGTGCGCGTAGACTATTGGATTAGTCGGAGTCTCTTCCAATTCGTTTAGCATAAAGTGGTCTATTCCCGTATCGGTCGAACCTCTGACATAAGTGTCGAATCCGCCAGTTGTCATCGTGGCTAGAAAACTCGCGTCCTCTCCCTCGTACTGTATTACCGAGCCGAAACTCCAAAACCCTACGTCTTTACCCGAAGAATTACTGTTTGTGAAAGAAAATAGATTGCTTGGCATTTCCACATAATGGTCTCGGTCTGAACTCCAATCTCCGGTATCTATGAATGGGAAGAGAGTCCATAGCGAAAAGTAATGAGTGTCTCCATTCCATACATACGAGTTTTCCGGAGCATAAGTGTCAAACCCAAAACTTGCTTGCCATATTTTTACACCGGCCGCCAATTCTCCTAAGTCCGCCGGAGTCCACGACGGCGAGATTGTTGACGGCAACGACAACGGTTGCGACCCTTGTTGCCGACACAATTCCGCAGTTCCGGAAAAAAGCCTATTCGCCCAAGCGGCCGTAATGCTGTCGGGCGACCCGATGTTCGTAAAGTCTTCGGCACTCGACGGAAAAAGAGAAGAGACTTTGTTGCTACTGCCTTTAGAGATTGCCATGTTATTTATTCCGCGTTGGGGTCTATTATCTCGGATACTCTATTTGTCCAACCGCCTCTCGGCAAAATGGCAAACCAAGGTAGTCTAACTTCCAAAATGTTAGAAGCGTTGTCTCTTCCGTAGAAAAGTTTGCTACTAATTTGGAAGTATGTCGACGTTACTATAGCCGTCTCGAACGACGTCCAAGCTTCCTCCGGTCTGCTTGGCGTAGCTGATGTGTTTCGTGGAAGTCCTCGGTTTAGCGACGACATAACCATGGGCTTCTTGTCGCCGAAAAGCGTGTCGCTTTTGTCGGGTAGGTAGTAAAACTTTACTTGCGAGACAAGGCTCACCATGTCGGTATATGTGTAAGTTTCCCCGTCGATTGTAACAGTACCGCCGTCGATGTAGTTCATGGAGAACTCGATAACTCCGGACGCCGCTTGGCAGTTACCATAGAGCATTTCTCCAACGGATAGCGGCTCGCCGTCCGCCCGCGTTCCTATCAAAGCTTGCGCGGCGGAGAGCTTATCTTCGACGCCCTGTAAGTCCTTTCGGGTTACGGAGTCGACCCCGTCGAAGAGGAAGCTAGGCTTGTCGGGAATATCGTCGGGGAAAACCATTATCTATATTATAACGATGCGTTCGAGTCGCGTTCTGCGTCGTCCATTCTTTTCATTATCTCCGACGCCGCCTTAACTAAAGAGTCTTCGCTGACGCCGCCCTTGACGGATATTTTTAACGGCGAGTGTTCGCCGGCGTACTTGAACCTTATCTCTCTCGGTCTGATAGATACACCGACGCCGAGTTTTTTGCTATATTCGCCGGTCGAGCCGAGCCGCCAACTCGGCGACCTTAAATCTTCGGTCGTCGCCCAGTTGGTCGCGGTCGTTACTCCGTCGCCAACAACAAGGCCGTCGCCGGTTTGCGGGGAGTATAGTCGAGCATGATAGCCGTCGTTAGAAAAGCCGTCGTATATCTCGACGCCGCTTGCGTTGAGTTGCGCTCGCGTCCATTTTACGAAGTGATAATCGTTGCCCGATACGGTCTTCTTGAAAGACGGTTCGAGCGTCATTAAACGGCCGGCACTATACCCGATGCGCGGCAAGTGCGAGAACGCTTCTTGATATAAAAACGAACCCGCTTTGTCGGTCGTGCTAGACCCCTCGGCGTCGAGTCCTCGACCGTACTCGAAGTCGCCAGTCGTCGCGTTTAGTTCTCCCTCGTAACACCGCGCCGAATATATCTCGAAGTTGCCCGACGTGGCCGGCTCCAAAGATGCGCCGTCTGTTTTCGTTCCCACGCCGATTAGAATATAGTCTTCGTTCTGACCGGCCAACTGAGTGTATAAAATAAAATCCGTCGCGCTTGCGAAGACAACGTCGACCGCGTTCGTCGTCGCGAGCAATGTTCGCCACGCTTCGGAGCCGCTCGTCGACGCCCAAAGACTGACGGTCGGAACGGTCGACAATAGTCCGCCAAGTTGTAGCGCGATTGCGATGCCGCCGTCGGCGGTCGGTAGTAAATGAGTCAAGACTTCTTTGTGTCCATACGTCGCGAGTTCGTCGACCCAACCAACCGAGCCACCGCGCCAAGTATCAATCGTCGCGCCGAAGTTTGTTCCGGCTCCGCCCGATTGAACAAGCCTTATTCTTAATCTTCTGGAGTGTTCCCATACGACCAAGTTGTTTAAGTCGCCGGCGTCCGAGCCGTCGAGTTTTAATCCGAAGCGAACGACGAAGAGCGTCGAGCGTGTTGTCGAATATTGCGCGTAAGTTACGGCCTTGTTCGGGTGTCCGAACGTATCGGCACTCGACCAGTTTGTTCCATAGAACGGCGCGAGTGTTGTGTCGATTTTTATAACCGGCGGATTGCCGCTCGCTACTTTCGATAACTGAATCGCCGTCGGTCGACTGTCGATGCCGACATCGTCGGAGTACTTGCCGTCGATTAACAAGCTACTCGTCTCCGCATTCGTAACGTGCAACATCGAGTTCATGTCGCGCATATAGTGAAGTATGTCGTGCGGTTTCGCGAGCGTCGACCCGCCGACTCTTTGCGAGTCGTTTAACGTTTGCTCGTCTGACCATTCTACCGAAACGTTTACGGTTGGATTCGCTCTGCCGACTAACCAGTTCTTCGCGTACTCTTCGCAAGAACGGTCGGAAGTCAAGCTCGCATTGACTAGTGTTTTATGACGTCGGCCGTATTTCTCGCGGCTCATTACCAACTCTTGGGAAGAGTAAAAAGACGGTATGGTTCCCTCCGGATTATCTGCGCCATACACCTCGACCGAGTTTACTATGCTCGAAGTGTCTACCTCCACGTTGTACCCTGTCGCCCGCGTATATGGTATCGGCGTAATAGCGTCGAGAAGGTTGGAGTCCTCTTGATAATCCGGCGTCCAAGACTTCCCGCGCCATTCGAGAAGATACGCTTCGCCGTAACTATCGCTCGTCGACCCGCAACGAACGCCGAACGTTACCGCCGCTTGCCCGCCGGCGGCCGACTGTAGGTCTTCGAGAATCTTCGTTAGCTTCGCGCTCTTGTACTCGTAAGTTCCTGTCAACGTTCTATGTAAAACATGAAACGAGTTCGGCACGTTGCCCGTAAATGTCATGTCTTCCGTAACATAACTTTTTATAGGCTGATAGCTACGCGCAGTAACGTCGGCCATTACCGTCGAGAATATAGTGCCGATAGCTATATCGGTAAACGTTCCTGTATATTCTAATTCTTTGAGCCATGACGAGTACCCTTTGACCTTAAAAGATACGGTGTTGGACACACTACTCGACGACGGATTCTCCAGTAAGCCTTGAAAGAGTAGGTACGACCGCTCGTTGTTGTCGAAGTTTTGAGTTATATCGACATTGCTTCCCGACATCGGAAGCTCGGCGAGATGATTCGACCGGTAAATACTAATTAACCCGAAACGCCCCCCGTCGAACGCTTCGCGCGCCACACTTCCGACGGGTAGATTTATTTTAACCGACGCGTCTCTTAGTCCGCCGTCGGTAGGCAAGTATGTCCACTCGCACGATAGTAGGTTTGACGAGAACGCGCCGAGCGTTACGCGTTGCGCGGCGTTGAACGTGCCGACATCGTCGACGACGACGACAATCTTACTTTTAGGATTGTAGACCGTAGCCATGATTAAAAACCCGACGAGTAAAAAGTCTCTCTATAAATCAATGACGCCGTTATATGCCCGCCGGTAGTATGCGCGTCGAGAAAGATTGTATTGTCTCCTTTTTGTAACCGGAAGAACGCGCCGTCGATTCTCCTTGGCGGTTTGGTCGAAGACGAAGTGTCGTTCTTTAGATAGACCGACTCGTCCGTTCCGTCCAAAACTATAATATCGGCTAGGTTGCCGAGTGCCGCGTTCGTTATTTTAATATATTCCGGAGAGTCGAGCGAGATGTTTCCTATGCTTAACACTAGCGGGTCGCGCACCGCGGCCGCGGCCGACGCGTGTTGCTTTATTTGGATTACCGGTCGAACCGGAGCCGTTCCCGCATAAGCCACCGTCGCCGTCGTAGAGTTGGCCGACAACGTCGCGAGATGAATATCTTCGGTCGTTACTGTCGTCGACCGCCAGTAAGGAGATTCCGTATAAAGTTCGACCGAGAAAGTTAGCGCGAGATTCGACGCGCCCTTAACTAATTCTATCGAGCCGAGTTTCGGATACGCATATATCTCTCGACCGGCTGAAAGCGACAACACTCCGCCCGACGGATTAGAAAACGACTCGACAATATTACTAACTCTAGTGTCGAGTTGCGTCGTGCTTGTTCCGATTACGGTTCCGCTAAGTGTTATACGTCGACCGCGTTTCGAGTACTGCTCGATTGCGGAGCCGTCCGAGAGCAAGCCGGTTTCTTTTATCTTTGTTACCGGCGTATCGCGAACCTTGTCGATTGAAGCTCCGATGCTTTCGTCGAGCGCGTTTCCGTCAAATGTTATCGTCCAACTCATTAGCTAATTCTCCGACCGAGTATCCGGTCTACTTCGTCCGCGATGCGCTCGGCGATTCCCTCGTCGCCGCCGCCACCCTCGACGCTTATGTTTATGTTATTGCTCGTAACGTTGCCACCCGCGCCGCGTGAGCCGCCGGCGAACAACTCCGGTCGACGAGACGCTAAGTCTGAAAGAACGTCTCTCGCTCGTCCGGTGCGCGTCTCCGGTATGATTGTCTCGTCTCCCGCTTCGCCGATTAGAGCGAGCGTCGGAGATGTTACGCGACCACCGTCTGCGAACGCCGCGAACGCCGCGCCTTGCGCCGCCGCCGCCGCGAGTAGTGCCGGCAATAATCCCGCGTGAACTTGCGCGCCGCCCTCGGTCATTATCAACGCGGCTGTCGCCGCCGCCGAAAGACTCGGCATGATTGCCGCGACTGCGGAGTTAGTTATTGCCGCCGCTTGCGACGCACTTGCCGCGTGTATGTCTTGGCTTCGCGCCGCGTCGAGTACTTCCAATTCGTGCTTGGTCGTGTACCAACCGGCGACCGCGTCTTGTAGCGTCGTGCTTAGTTCCGTTCCCCATTCGCCGAGTCGGTCGAACAAGTCGTCGAGCCAAGTCGTTACCTCGCCGAGTGCCGGCGACATCGAACTAGCGAACGCCGCGCCCAGTCCGTCGGCAAGACCGCGCAAGTCCATCGCCGCCGTTACCGTTCCGAGAAACTGATGCTTAAGATTGTCGACTTGATGAACGGCCGTCTCGATTGCGGTTGCTGTCTCGCTAATTGCCGGTATCATTCCGCCGGCTTTTGTTATCGTACTCGCCGCCGCGTTTACATTATCCTCGAACGACGACCATTCTGCCGCCGACGCTTTCGTGTCTTTAGTTCCGGCGGCCATTGCATCGGTCGTCTTCTCTATGCCGGCCGCGGCTTTTTCGGTCGCCGCTGATACTGTCTCGCGAGTGAACGATAAAACCTTATCCATTTCCGCCGCTTCTTGCGCGGCTTGCGCGCTACCCTCCATTGTTACCGCCAACTCGTTGAACATATTACCAAGACCCGCGATTGTCTCTCTTGCGGCGTCTGACCGCGCTTCTATGTCGGAAGTAACTCGCGCCCAAGTCGTGCCGGTTTCTGTTTCGACTCTTACTAATTCGCCGAAGAAGTCTCCGCCAAAAAACGGGTGGTCGGTCATTTCGTAAAGGCCGATAACAAGGCCGCCGATTACTTTGACCATAGTTCCGAATCCGCGAACCATAGCCGGAAGAGCGGTTTGCAAGAAAGAGTCTATCGTTTTGCCGAACTCTTCCGCTCCCTCGCCGCCCTCTTTGAGATGCTCGATAGTATTTTCTATCGCTTCGCCGATTCCTTTTATCGCTCCGCTAAGAACTTCACTCGACGCAAAGATTTCGCCGAACCTCGTTTTCAACGAGTCGAATTGCGCGATAAGTTGCTCCCACCGGAACGCGAACGTCCGCGTCATTTTTTCTAACGCGATGTCGGTGTTACCGCTCGCGTTTCCTATCTGCGCCAAAATATCCGGAACGTCTTTTTGCTGACCCGCCGCCGCAAGCGCGCCAGTCAATGCGCGAATATTTGGTATAACCGAACCGAGTTTTCCTACCGAGTCGCCGGCTTTCTCGTTGAGTTGTTCTAGTACCTTAAACAACCCGCCCTCGCTTGCGAGAGTTCGTTCGTTAAACAACGACAAGCCAAGGTCGCCGATTGCTTCTTTCGCTTGTTCGGTCGGCTTCACGATTGAAACAATCAAAGAGCGCAAAGACGTCGTCGCTTCTTCCGTCGAGAGTCCGGCGCGTGTTAGCATTACCATTGCACCGGACAAGTCCTCGAACGATACTCCGGCCGCCGATGCGATTGAAGTTACTCGACCCATTGAGCCGGCAAGTTCTTCGCCGGTAGTTTTACCTAACTTAATCGTCGTAAATAATATGTCCGAGACTTTCGTCGCGTCTTCGGCTTCCATTCCGTAAGAGTTAAGAACCGTCGTCATTAAGTCGACGGAAGTTGAAGCGTCGACGAGCGCGGCCTTGCCGAACTTGATAGCTTGACCCATTACCTCGAACGCTTTCGTGCCGCCGTTCGTCGCGTCGGTTCCCGCCGAGATTGTCATGTATAAAGCTTTCGCCGCGTCGTTAGCGTCGACCGCATAAGTGCGCGAGAACTTTTGTATCTCGGTTCCGAGATTCGCCATTTCGCTCTCGGTCAAGTTCGTAATGGTGGCGACTTCCGCCATACCTTTCTCGAACTCCATAAACTTACCGACCGTCTCGGTCGCGACTCGCGCTCCGACTTGACCGATTTTATTTAACGCTCTCGAAACACCGGTTCCGATAATCGTCATTTTCGCAAGCGAGTCGGTTAGATTGCGAAAGCTTTTTTGGTTGGCCTTTACTTGCTTCGATACTTTTTTAAGTACAGAAGACGTTCCGTCTTTCATACTTAGTTTGTACTTAATGCTCTTTTCTGTGGCCATGATTCTACTTAGTACGGACGGCCGGCCGATGCAACTTCGACGACCGCTTGTACGCCGCGTCCTTTCGGCGATTTTAAGAACTTAGATAATTGCGCCGAGTCTTCGTCGCGACTATCTAAAATTATTTCTAGTAATGTTTGCGCGTCGTCGATGTCGAGCGTCCGCAAGTCGCCGACGCTGACACCGTTGCGCAAAAGAATCAAGAGTCCGAGTCCTCCAACGGAGCGACGTTCTTTCCCAAGAACGGAGCCGCCGCCGCCGAAACTTCTTCTAGCTTGTCCATAGGTACGACGCGACAAAAGTCCTCAAAGTCTCCCTCGAATCCGCCATGCTTTGCCGCGCGCCATGATAGCGCGAGACTCGACTCGAAACTATCCGCCTTGTCGAGCGTCGTTCCGAGTTCTTTTTGTACGGCCAGTAAATCCCAAGCAACGAGACGGCCGAACGTGAGTTCGTGTCCGTTGCCTAGGTCGAGAGATTCTTTAGAGTCTTTTGTCATGCCAACATTTTAGCAGATTAAGCCGCTGTATACCCGACCGCGTCGGAAGTAATTAGAGTACAAGTTCCAACGCCGGTCGCGGGAGTGCCGGAGTAAACGGCTTCCCATTCGACGGTACGAAGAATCAATCCATGGTCGGCCACTTGCGGCTCGCCCACGTTAGTAACGCGCACCTTTGGAAAGTCGAACGCCAACGAAGCGTTGGTGCTTCCAGTTAATACTGCGCCCTCAACCGTCATAACTAGAGAGTTAGTTGTTAGTGCGCGGTACGCCGCAGTAAATGCGTCGAACGCCGCGACGTTGTCCGGTGCTTCAATCTCGAACGAACCGCTTGCGATAAAATTACCGCCGGCGACAGGTTGGAGTTGCGTCGCGTCTTCTAAGTTGCGACGCTCGGCCGTAGCTTGTTCAAGATGCAGACTCATAGAGCGAACATCGTAGCCAGTCTCGGAACCGTCGGTTCCGAACTTGACAGACTTAACAAGAGTTCCGCCACCCGCTGACGGGTTCGTGATGTAGTCGTTAGTCGGTAACGCTACGCTCGCCGGCAACGTTGCGTTCTCGACGTCTTTGCCGACGAACTCCCAACTCGCCGTTGCGATTGAACCTTGCGCAAAAGTCATATCGCAAGCCGTCGGACGACAACCCGAATACTTCCAAGCTTTTGTTGATGCGCTTGCGTTAGAACCCTCGCGGTCAACTAAGAAAGTGATGCCGCGCGTTTGTGGTTGAACCGTTCCGAGAGACAAGTCCATTCCGAGTTGCGTTGTATGCGTGTAAGGAGATGCCGCGCCGGTCGTCGAGAACTTATGCCCCGTTAGATGCGAAAGGAACATCGGCCAACCGCCGCCGAAGCGTAGGTCGTGCGTTACGTTGCCGCTTACGCGACGCATTCCCGCGACGAACTGCGACGAGTCCATGCCGCGGAAAGAGAGAGACTCCGGTGTTATGTGGTCGACTTCGCCTTGCAACGATTCCATACCACCACGCGGGTCGAGATTATGCGCTACAGTAGAAGCCGCGGTTCCCCACGTTGACTCTTCCATATAGCCGATAGAAAAACCGGTTCCGATTTTGACCATGATTATTTTTTAGATTGTGTCTTGCGACGATGTTAATGAAGAGTTCTTCGCGGCCTTGTTTTTCTTTGTATCGTCGAGAGACGCTTTCGAGAAGTTAGGTGTCGCGACGAGATAGTCCGCTATGTTTTTCGGTACGTCGATAACGTCGCCGAATGCTACCGTCTTGCCCTCGATTTGGAGAGCCGACTTTAGCGGAGAAGTGTTTTTGATGTTGACCATGATGTTAATGATTAAGAGAAGTCGTCGAGATATTCGACGTCGAAAGTAACGGTTCCGATTACGACCGGCGGGTCGACGTCGCCATTCGTGTCGAAGTCGGTCGAGTTATAAACGCGAAGAAGCGCGGTTCCGTCGACGTCCGGATATGCGTCGAGACGTTGTTCGACTTGCCGGCACAAAGTATCGCAAGCGTCGGTCGTCGTTACTTCGTTGTTGCCGGAGACTAAACACTCGACGGCGATGCTGACGCTTCGATGCGCCGCGTGTCCTAACGAACGCCACTCGACGAAAGAGTCGGCGGTCGCGTGTACGCGGATTGCCGGAAGCGTTGTTATCGGTTGAGTCCGCGAGTCGTGTACGCGAGTGCCGGCGTCGGTCTGACTAACTAATAACGAGACGAACTTCTTTCGTATGTCGGAGCGTGGGTGCGCCATTAGATAGATTTCTCCAGTACGATTAAAGTCGCGCCCGTTCCGTCCGGCTTCTTTATGCGGACGTAATAAGTCGTCGAGTTGATTGAGCAAGTCGCGTCGACCGCAAGCGCGGAGACTTCGGATTCGACGCAAGCGAAAGTCGGTACGGTTCCGTTGACGCTTAGGTCTTCGGAGTAAATATTCTCGAAGATTCCGTTCGCGGTATAAGCCGTTCCGCCCGAAGTAAACGAAGCAACAACACCGAAGTCTTCGGTGTTAAAATATTGCGACAAGTCTTCGGTAAAAGCCATTTACTTTTTCTTCTTTATTGCGTCGACGATTTTTGTCTTGGTCGACTTCTTTTTTGCGGCCGGCAACTTGCGCTTGTCGAGCATGATTGCTTTTCCTAAACCGACAAGACGGATTGCGTCGTCTGCGGTAACTTCGTATTCTGAACCGCTCTCTAAAAAGAGTCCGCCGCAGAAAGTGTTTGCTATGATTTTTATTTGTGCCATGATTTTTTTTGGTGGTAAAACCGAGAGCGAGCGAACCCGCCCTCGGTAAAACAAAATTAAACCTACTAAGAAGGAGATTACGTTAATGCGTCTTGCATAGCCGCGAACGACTCGGCATGACGAATAGCAACGTCCATGTCTTGGAAAGCAACAACGCGAATCGTGCCTTTCGTTGACTCGGAGTAAGGGTCGACCGTTAGGTCTAGTCCGCCCCACATTCCGATAATCAAGTCGGCAAAGTTGCCGAAGATGATTGCGGAACAAACGCCCGATGAAGTACCCTTTGTTAAAGTGCTAGGCACTTGGTTTGATAACTCGAAGCTATAACCATTTACCTCGCCGCTGTTAAATATGTAGTCGCCGTTTCCGGAAGACTTCTCGACTTGCTTTAACTTGCCGGCGACTTTGTAGTTCGACCAGTACCCCATATCTGCGCCGAGAGCGTTGTCTTGAGAAACCGCAGTTTCTAAGTCTACGATATTCGCCCAAGAGGGAGCAAGACCGTTCGCGCCACCCGCAACCGCACCGATGCCGGAAGTTTGCAAGATGCCGCTCGGCTCGTTAGTTCCCCCGCCGTTAATGGCGGCGGCGTCGATTGCTAGACCAAGAGAGCGAGCCAAGTCGTTACGAATCATAGACTCGACGTCAACACTAGATTGCTTGCTTAGTTTGCGAGAGATGTCCACCCAACCGGCCACGGTTTTCGGAGAGAGACTTACTTGGTCAAACGTCGCGGCTGTTTCTGTAGGCGCGCCGGCTTCGGCTAACCAGTACGCAGTCGAACCGCCGGTCATGCGTGGGATTGCAACGTCGCCGACTAAGCCGCCGAGTGTTGTTCCTCTTTGCATTGCGATTGATGTCGCAGTTAGACGGTCGATGAAACCGGTTGTGTCTTCGCCGACCAAGTGTCCGCCCGCTGTCGCTGTACCAACAAGTTGGTCGCGCTTTAGAACTTCGTTCGGAACGCGCAAGCCGCGAGTCTCGACGCCGGCTTTATCTGCCGCGGCGCGTGAAGCCTCAAACTCGAACGCCGCTTCTTCTTGCGCGCGACGGTCGTGTGGATTTGCAAGAGCGTTGATAGCTTTGCGGAAAGAGAATTGCTTAACTTCGTTATCACTTAGTCCGGCGTCTGCGTCCTTAGATGCGACCGGCTTTGCAACGCGCTCTAGTAGCGCACCCTTGAAGTCGTCGACTGACTTACCACTTCCGATAAACTCGCGAGCGAGTTCGACGTTGTTGTGGTTAGAGCCAAGTGTCTCGATTGAATTGATGCGTTCCATTTCGCCGCGTCGAACGTCTTCGCGTAATACGCGAACATCGGTCGGGCTTGGAGATGAAGCAACAGGAGCGACGATTTGCTCGTCTTTTATGTTGTCGTTATCTGACATGATTTTAATTGATGATGATGATGATGATTCGGTTCTTAGAACCTTTGTTGAGATGTCTTCGCCTACTTGCTCTAACGAGCGTCCGACTCCGACGGTATTATCTGCCGGTATTGAAACGAGAGAAACCTCTAACGGTTCCCAGTCGACCGCCCGAAACGAGTCGAGTCCGTCGGAGTTTCTTTTCGCGTCTTGTTGCAGTTCGTGAATAACGTAACCGACCGAAACGTGTCGGCGGATTCCGTCTTGTACGTCTTGCCACACTTCCGTCGCTCTAGTTGAATTACCAAAACGAACAGTCGCGCGCCCTCGACGGTCGCCACCTATGTCGGCTGACTCAACGATGCCAACGATGTCGCGAGCGTCGTGGTCGACCAACAAGGCTCCACCGTCTTTAAGACGACCCATGCGCACCGCGCTAGGGTCGTGAGATAAAATCTCTTCGCCGAAGAAACGTTCGACGGGATTTTCGGAAGAGAACGCGAGCGAGACGGTTCTATTCTCGACGTCAATTTCTTCGCGATTAAAAGCTAAGTCGCGGTAGAAAGTTCCGGTCTGAATAGTGTCGGTGTTTAACTGACGCTCTTCGAGTTCTTGATTATTGTCTTCGTTATTTGTCATTGTTATTCTCCGTCATTGGGGAGTCTTGCTCGCTGTCTTCCACACTAACGCCGAGCGACGCCGCGAGCAAGTTCTCTTCCGCGAGTTGCGCAAAGATGTCTTCGTAACTCTTCCCTTGCGACGCCGCGATTTCCTCGCGAGTCGTCAATCCGAGTTCGAGTCCTATCTTCGCCGCTTGTTGGTCTTTCAACGGGTCGACCCACGTCCAACCTCGCGGCGTCCATTCGACGACTGCGAACTTGTCGTACTTCGCCGCCGGTAGCGGTCGAGAGAAAGCGTCGCGAAGCAAAGCTTCTTTGAGCCACGCTTTGTAAACGCGGTCGCATAATGTCTCTATGAACCAAGCTTGAAGCAACCGCCACGTCGAGCGTTCTTCGAGTGCGCCCGAACGCATTGACGAATAGCTTGTCGATTCCAAGTCGTTCGCTAGTGAGTTATATGAAACGCCCAAGCCGGCCGCCGCAGAACGGAGAACAACTTTCACAAAGTCGGTCGCTTCCGTTTTCGGATATTGCGGGTCGAACATTGAAACGGATACGCCCGCCGGTAATTTCTCGAACGTGCCGGCCGTTACTTCGGAGACAAGAGTTCCGTCGGAGTCGACATCGTCGCCGACGTAAGCGTCCGCGCCCTCGCTCTCCGTATAAAATCCCATTTTCGACGCGGCGATTCGTGCGCCAGTTAGTTCGGCTTCGAGCCAACCGTCGAGCATTTTTAGAGCGCGTATTGAAGTGTTCAACCAAGGAACGCCGCGAGACTGATTCGGTCGCATAGAACGGAAGCCATGAATTATTTCTTCGGCGGGTACGCGCTCGTAATTTCCAGTAGCGAACTCATACGAAGAGTTGCCGGTGCGCGACTTGCTCTTAAAGTAATAAGCGACCGGCTTACCCCATGAGTTTTTTTCTATGCCGAGCGAGATGAAGTTGCCGTTCGATAACTCTTGATTAAGATTAACGTCGAGCGAATCGCCCTCGAATACTTGGAGAGCAAAACCGAACTCGTTGTCGTAACCGCCGACCAGTCTAACTAAGCATTCGCCGTCGCGCGCTACTGTCTCGATGAATAGATTCTGAACGTCGAGCCAAGTCAACGCGCCGGACGTCGTGCAGTTCTTGCGACTACCCCAACTCTTCCAAGCTTCGACGATGATGCGATTATCTTCGCGGTCGAGTTCGTTAGGATTGCGACGCGACTTCGGCGTTAGCTTAACCCCAGTATGACCGACCACGTTCGACTTGCAAAGTTCTAAATACTTGCGCGCATAATCGGAGTCGTTGCATAGCTTGCGGGAACGCCCGCGCATTTTTACCAAGCTAGTAAACAACTCGCCGTCGGCCGTAAGGTTCGTTCCCTTAAAGTTAGCGAACAAGTCGTCGTTGTCGCCGGACAAGAAAGAGCGAGCGGAGTTCGCCGCGCCGGAGATGTTTGCGCGACGGCGCGGACGCCGAGACGTATTCGCCGGCGTCGGATTACTACTGCGGAAAAAGTCGAAGATACCCATTTCTATTTAATCGAGAAAACGAACGCGGATTCTACTGCCGGTAGATTTGCCGTCTGATATTTTGTCCGCCCTTTCTTCGGCGCGCACTTCGCGTCGATAGTATTCGCGGAACTTTAACAAGTCTTCGACGGGTGTTCTTTCTAGCGAACGTCCGGCGAGTTGAAATTTCATTTGGTCGAGACTAGCGCGCGACTCCAGTACCGACTCGATTGCGTCGAGTGCGGTCTTCGCGTGAGAGCGCAAGTCTTTGTTGCCGCTTCCACCGGCTACGTCATAAACAACCTCGAAGCGTCCGGTGTCGGTCGTCCAACGGTCGCCGCCGGTATGCTCGAAGTAAGCTTGATATTCGTATTCGCCCGCCGTCCATGTTGCGGTTACTGCTTCTTCGATTGTTATTTGATGGTTGTCGCTATCGGCGACGGACGAGTATATGCCGAAGCGCGAAGTCGAACTCGTTAGCACAATCTTATAAGTCCAACCGGCCGACGCTAAAAAGTCGGAGTTGCTTATCTTGAACTTTAGAGTGTCGCCCGCGACGACGCTTCTCGGTACGCTAGTTGGATTGGGGATTCCGGCCATTCCTTAGCAAGATAACAAGTTCGCGACCATAATGTCAAGTCTTCCACGAATCAATAAATCCGCCCGCCTTTGGTCGACGCGATTGCGGCGAGCGGGTTGGCTTCTTCCCCGTCTTCTTGCTCTTCTTTTTCTTGGTCGCCGTTGCTTTGCCGCCCGACTTATTGGCGACGCTGATTGCGACGCGGTCTAGTCTCGCGTTAAGAAGACGTAGTGCGGCCATTGCGTAAACGCGACAGTCGAGAGCTTCGTTACGTTTGCGCGTCTGAATGTACTCGCGCTTCGGTACGCCTTTAACGTATCGCGTCGCAACCTTTTCGGCGGTAAGCATTGCGAAGTATTCGTCGTCGTAACTCATTGGAAAATGGCAGTAGCCGGAACCGGCGTCGCCTAACTTTAGTCGAGCGTACAACAAGTCTTTCGCCGCAATAGTGTTTAGCGGGATTAACGGTATCTTTCCTTTGTTCGTTCTACTCGGTCGACCGACCATGGGCTTACCGACCGACGCCATTCCTTTTATCGCATAGATTCGGCGCGACCCTTTTCCTCGGACGAAGTCATAAACTGATTGCGTATGATGTCCGCCGGAGTCGATGCAAGCCGCGGCGATTCCTAACTCGACACCGCCCGACGTAAAATAAGTTCGGCGCAAGACCTCGTCTAATTTCTTCCACGTTGTATCGGCTCCGCCGTCGCCGACAATCGTTAGATAATCTATCGACCAAGTTTCCTCGCCACGCCCGACGCCAAGTATTTCTAATTCGAGTCGGTCGTCTTGAACGTCGACGCCGGCAGTAATTAAAATCACGCCGTCGGGTAGAACTTCGTTCGCGTCGTATGACTCGCGACGCTCCGCCAGTTGGTGCGAGTCGACGCCCTCGGTCGCGTCGTCTTCCCACGTTTCGCCGAGCGCAGTATTGACCCACGTTTGCATTGTCTCGATGCCGCCCTCTTTCGCTTCGAGAAACTCGACGGCGAGATGCCCCCAAGTTGCATTTGGCGAAAACGAATACGCCGCCCATATATGAAAGCCGGCATGACCGTCGAACGGCGCGGTCGCTCTCCATTCTCCGCGCTCGACCATTGTTCTTTTTTTAGAGTGCGGTATAAGTTCGTCGCATTCTTTATTCTCGCAACGGTAACGCGCTTTCTTTGGTTCGCCTTTTGGCCATTCTATATTTGACCACTTTAGATATTGATACTCGTCGCAGAACGGACAAGGTACGAAGTAGCGTCGCTTATCGCTTCGCTCGAAAGAACTCTCGATGCGCGAGTATCCTTTTAGCGTCGGCGTCGAACCCATTACAATCTTGCGGTCGTGGAAGTATTCGGTGCGTCGGATTCCGAGTTTGATTTGGTCGCCCTCTGCGCCGGCCGATGTCGGATAACCGTCGACTTCATCGAACAGTAAAACCTTAACCGAGACTCGACGGAAGCCGGTCGCGGAGTTCGCGCCGACCAGTAGCAACTGACCGCCGGTAAAGTTTTTCCGCAACATCGTATTCGAGTTGTCGCGATTACGCGAGTCGGCGACTAGACCTTGCAAACATGGAACGTCGCGCAACATCGGAGTAATTTCGGAAGTCGAATATCCCTCGGCGTCTGCGATTGTTGGTTGCACGACCATAACGTTCGACGGCGTCTCGGCCATGCAAGCGGCGACGATTATGTTTAGGCATTTCGTATATCCGACGCGAGCCGATTTCATTACGGTAATGTATTCGACATCGCCGTCCGTCATGGAGTCAAGTATTCCTTTTTGATACGGTAACGAATACCACTTACCCGCTGTCGCGCTCGACTCCGGCGACAAGTAAAAGTATTCGTCCGCCCATTCCGACAACGTTAATTTCGGGTCGGGCTTTACGCCGCGAAGCAATGCGTCGCCGAACGTCATTCGCCCCGCTCCGTCTTCGTCAACTCGTCGAGCGCGTGGCCGATGTCGCGTTCGAGAATCCGGTGTATTTCTTTCGCGTTATCTTCCGCCGCAAGTATGTCGCGCAGTCTCGACGGGATTGCCAACATCGCGTCGCGAACGACTCGTCCGATTGCGTAAGCTTCGCGGTCGACTTCGCTTTTCTCAACGAGCAAGCCACGCGCTTCTTCGTATCGCAGTCGAGCGAGCCGCGCTTTGTATTCTTCGTGGAGCCGCTTCGCTTCCATGAGAGCGAGTCCGGCTTCCGACCCGACGGCCGCCGCTGATTCGCGAACGGCGAGTCCGTTATTTGACCGCGTCGAATCGATGTTCTTTGCCAGTTCCGCGTCGGCTAATTCGACGTCGACCCTCTTATCGACGAGCGTTAGTTTGCCGGTCTTGACTAGCTTATTAACGTAGGCTCGCGACCAACCGTTGCGCCGACCATACTCCGCCTGTGATACTGATTCGCTCATGTCTATATATTATAGCGTTAGCCGAGCGTCAACGGTGTACGCCGACGGACAACGATAGCGGGCGCGCCTAAGCGACGTTCTCTATATAGGACGACAATCCATACGCGGAGCGAGAGAACGCCTTAGCGCGCTCGACGTCAACCCTCAAAAAAGCAATAAAGAGAGTCGTTTTTCGTGCTTCTACGACCCGCATTTCTGACGTCGGCCGGATAGTACCTTGGCTTTGGCCGTCGAGCCGGCCGGCCGCTCAACGATTCGCTCGTCTCTCTAAATATCGGCTCGAATAAAAGTCGATATTCTTTTTTAATTTGATATGGAACTTGGCGGTCGACGTCATTCTATTCCATGCGCGCTCGACCGCCCGTTGCACCATGCCCGTCGGGATTGATACGCCGTACGCTTGCTTAATCGGATACTCTCCGAGATTGCCGGTGTTCGACCGACCATGCGTCGAGTTCGACTTGCGATAGAACGCGCCGACATAACCCGACTTCATTGTGGCTTGGAAGAACTTGTATTGACGACGCTTACCAAGCACCGCCGCCGAGTAGCCCATACTTCCCTTCTTCGACTTATGCTTTAATCCTTTACCGCCGAACACCGCGAGCGGTAGCGGCTTCGACCGACCCGACCACGAGTAAGCTTGGTTCGGGTGCATACTTATAGTCGACGGGTCTAACTTAAAGTAACGCGGCTTCAACGCTTTCTTCTTGACGCCCATTCCTTTCGCCAGTTCTTTCAACGCGGCGGTCTTTGCTTTCGCTCCGATGTCGTTGACCGTTCTGCTTACCGCAGTCGGAAAGACCTTGCGCTCTAAGTCGGTCAAGTGTTTCTCGAAGTCTAATAGATTAAGAGACGTCGATGTTTCTTCTTCGAGTACAAAGTGAAAGAAAGAAGCGCGACCCATTAGTTAGCGTCGAGCGATGATGCGGGAGTCTTGTCCATAGTCAACAAGATAACGAAAGAAAGCCACCGCGTCGAGCGCGATGACTTTCAATTCGAGAGACGTCGGGGAAAACTATTAACCGTTCGTCTCGTCGAGCGAGTTGCATACCCGCTCGATTTCTTTCTTAGCGTCGTCGAGTGTTAAGCATTGGTCGATAACGAATACGTCTTCGGAGAACGGAGACTCTTCCATGTTAGCGATGTTGGCTCTCTTGAACCCGCCGGCGTTGTTGTAGCCGAGACCGCTGTCCATTTCTATATTCGACGCGGTCATGGCCATGAAGCCGAGACTTCTAAAGACGCCCGCTTCGCATAACGTGCCGGCGAGAACGTCGGTGCGTACCGGCTCGTCCAGTTCTTTAACCGTTACGCTTGTTGCCGAGTAGCCGGCGTCATGCTTACTCGTAATACAACCGACGAGTTCGATGCGGTAGCCGGCGTTCTCTAAGACGTCCGCCAAGATAATCGCAACCGCGCCCGACCAAAAGAGAGAGTCGGCTTTTAGATTACAGTTGCCGCCCCAGTTTATAACGAGCGTCGCGTGAGGATTGGTCGCCTTACCGTTACGCTTAGTCGTGCGCCACATTGTCTCCAGTTCGCCGCTCATTAACTTATCATAGTCTAGGTCGTCGCCGTCTTCCGCCCATACTTGTTGACGGCGAACGTTCTTCGGTTCCGGTATTGAACAGGTAGCGTAGATGTCGGAGATAAAACCGAGAGCCTTGTCCGCTCCCTTTCTCCAACCAACACCAACGTACTCGCGAGCGTCTTGCACTTTGTTTATAGTTCCATGAAAGCCGCCCAACTTTTGACCGGACAAGTAGCCGGTCTGCAAGTTTCTTGCGACGTCCTTATTGATTGGAGCGGCGTCGGCGGAAGATATGTTCGCCAAGTCTTGAAGACTCATGTGCGCGCCCTCGACGCGGGTAGATGTTGTCTTGGCTTTGCTAGACCAAGTCGTGATGTTTGTTGCGGTAGTTTTCATTAGGTAGTTCGTTCGGGAGAGAGAGAGAGAGTAGGGGGTAGGTCGTTTCTTTAACGGTAAGCATTATGACGATGCCGGCTACCGTCGCAAGGGGGCATATCGGATTATTATTATTTCTCCGATACGCCCACTCGCTAGGCTCTAGCGGGTAGCGACCCCGCACTTAGCGCGCTCGTCCGGTGTCCACGCCTTGCATAGTTGGTCGACGCACTCTTCGACGCTCCAACCCATGCTGTCCATACAAGTCTGCGCGTTAATCATAGCGCGCATAGAGACGGTGCGACGTATGCGAGCCGCTTGCGCTTTCTTGCGCACGTCTTGGTAAGCGCGACGAAGCGGTGTACTTGATACCAACTTACGCTCTAGGCCGTTATCGTAGTTGACTGTTATCGTTCCCATGACAACGCGGTCGAGTGTCGCCGCGTCCATTTGGTTACGTCCGACGTACATACGGTCGGAGCCAGTTCCGAACGTGTTAGCGGAGAAGATGATTACAAAGTCTTCGTGAGCGTCGATGCAAGGTTCGGCCGGATTGTTAGGAAGTACCAAGCGACGGTTCGCCGATAGTTGATTAAGAACAAGAGCAACGTTCGGGTCGGCCGCGTCGAACTCGTCGGCGAGAAAGATGCCACCCTCTTTAACCATGCGCACCAACTCGGTTGGAAGATACTCGAACGTGCCGCCGGCCTTTAGTGGAAGTAGACGACCAGTTAGTTGTGATTCGCTCATGCCGCCGGTGCAACTGATAGTTGCGAACGGACGACCAAGGTACTCGGCTACTTGCTCGGCGATGAACGTCTTACCCGTTCCCGCTTCGCCAACCAACATGACAGGCAGTTGACACTTGATACGATTAACCAAGTCGGAAAAGATTGGGTGCGCGTGGCCGTTGATTGGAATGTGGCGGTCGCCGCGTTCGTTCGACGGACGGAACGCTTCTTCGATTGCTGTTTCGATTTTAGTTTGCTTCGACTTGGTGCGCATTGTGCGTTCGTTCTTCCAAGCGAAGTCGAGACGTGAGTCGCGAGCGTTCGGACAAGAGTTGCATTCGATAACGCCGGCTCCGATATGCGACTCGATGTAAGTTCCAACGCGGCCTTGATTAGAACAGCGTGAACAAAGGTCGCCAACTTTAGTCAACGCGATTGTTGAATCGTAGACGTCGACGTAACGGCCGCCGCAGTAGGTAACGAATACTTTCATATCGTCGCCGCTGTTGTGCGAGCCGAACATTTTAGAAGCGCACTTCATCGCCGCACCTTTAGAAGAGTGAGCGTTCGAGCAACATGATGTTGCGTCGCGTGAAGTAGTATCGTTAGCAGAAGAAAGAAAAGCTTTGTAAGAGTAAGACATGATTTTAGTTTTTTAGTTTTTTGAGTTTACCGACCGTCGAACTGACTGCGTCGATACGGAAAGTCTAGCGTCGCTTTCGCGTTAAGATAGCCCTATGCGTCGAGTATCTTCGATATGACGCTCTCTTACCCGTTAAGCGGTAGTACAGACCTAAAATAAACTAAAGAAAGTGTTTCGAGCCTATAGAGAATCGTCGGGATTCGTCCGGTCGTGCGTAGAGTCGACCGTCGATGCGTTGAACTCTTCGACGGTCTTGTTACCTTTGCGTCGGTTGCATGGCGGACAAGCGACCGCGATGTTATCTATGTCGTGAAGCCCGCCGCGACTAAGTGGTAAGACGTGTTCGACTTCATACAGCGTCGAGTAGTTGTTGCAGTAAACGCATAAGAACAATCCGTCTTCGTTCATACTCGACGCGACCAGTTTGTTTAGTTGCGTTGTCGTACAGCTTCCGGCTTTCTCTATTGCTCGTCGTCTATGCTTCGCGTTCCTTCTCGTTAGCTTTCCTTTCTCGCTTCGTTGATACTTGTCGCGATGTTCTATCGCTCGCTCGACGTTCTTCTTCTTCCACGCTTTGTCATAAGCGTATTTCTTTTCGACCCGCTCGCGTTCCCTATCGTTCATCGTCGAACGTTGGTAACGAGAACCAGTCTTCCAACTCTTGCGCCTCTTCTTCGACGCCGATAAGAACGTCGCGCATTGCTTCGATGATGTCGTCCATATACCACAACGCAAAATCTTTACCGTCCGACGTAATGAGAGCGTCGCGAAGCCTATCGAATATCTCAACCGTTACTCGACGTTCGACATCGAACCGCCGTCGCCGGAAGTTAATCGAGCCGACCAACTCGGCGGGCGTCGGGAAGTCTCCGAGCCGCAAGTCGTTCTCGTGTATGAACGCGGCAATGTTCATGCCGGCGTAACTCATTAACGCTTTCGATAATGTATCGAAGTCGAATCCGGTGTCGGCGATTGTGTTCGCGACTGCTTCTAAAACGTTGACGTCGATTAGTTCGACCATGCAACGAAGATACTATTCGTCGGTCAACGCGACAATAGTAACCAAGACAAAACCGTCTCGCGGATTAACTTCTCTTCTTATAACTTCCAACCGGTCGAACTGCCCGTCGTCGAGAAAGATTGAGCCGGTCGCTTCAATCGAATCGAGAATCGCTTTCGTCCAGTTGTCGATGTCTCGCTTCCGACGGTCGGGCGCATACCCCTCGATGCGAACCGCGAGCCGACCGGTCAACGTTACGACCGGTAAGTCGGACGACTGCGCATGAAGTGCCGCGTGTACGTCGCGCCGATAATCACGACCAACCTTTGAGAGTATGATGCCGCGATTCTTGACGGCTCGCCATAGTCGATTGAGACTCGGCGGAAAGGGTAAGCGTATTGTGTACGACTTCTTAATTAGTTTTGACATTGCTTGACGAAAGTTTGACGAAAGTTTGACGAAAGTTCTTGATTCTGTTTTATAGCGTTTAACTATGTTTATATATATAATATACTATATATATATATATATATATAATACTTATGTCATAGACAGACACACACACACCTCTCTCTATTTGTTGACGCCGACAGGGGTGGGGTCTAATTCTTGACGAAAGTCGACCGGTTCTTTCGCAACCGGTTATCGGATAGCGTTTTACTTTCGACAGACTTCTGTCATTTCTTCCGTCTTGCGTCATTCGGCTAACGCGATGTACGCGATGCGCGGTCGACCCGCCGTTTTAATCTGTACCCGCTCGACTTGCTCGGCGTCGTTGAGAGCGGTCAACGCTTCCAACCGTTCCTTGGGCGTAAGTTTAGCGAACGCGCCATGCCGACCCATTTCTCGCTCGGTCATGCCACGCTCGCCCGACTTGGCAATGGCGCGGAGACATTCTTTCGTTCGTGCCTCGAACGGAGAATCTGCGACGCGGGCGTTGACTTGATGAACGAGACAAGCGATTGACCAGTCGACGAACGCGATAGCGAACTCGGCGTGTTCTTTCTTGACGACCGGCTCGACGGGATTCTCCGCGACCGCCAAGACGAGCGCAACTTTGTCGGCGTGTTCCCACGCTCGATTGTAAAGAGAGTCGAGTCCGGAGCCGGACGTCTCGCGAATCGCAACGTCGATGCGCTCGTCGTATTGGTCGAACATCGTCGCGGCGTCCGCAGTCTTGACGACCATTAACGGCGTCGCCGGATTGACACCGGATAGATTGCCGCGACCCGCGCCGGCGGGATTAGCCGCGACGCTACACCATTCGAGAATAACGTGCGGTATGTCGCGATTAACTTTCTTGCGGTTGCGTTCCGGTCGGTCGATAGGAGTCTCGACAACGAGCAGTCGATTAAGGTAGCCGGAGAGAACGTGCTTCGATTCGAGCGCGTCATAGAAAGTCTCGCCGGTCGACGTCGCGTGAACGCCGATACATGGATACTCGATTGTTACTCGCGGTCGCTTGTCGTGATTCGCATATTCGGTTCCGACATAGATGTCGCCGGCCGACGAGAATAGCTTCATTAGAATCGAGAGTATGCTCGCCAAGTGCGAGCCGGAGTTCGGCGATTGAACCGACTTCATAAACATTCCGAACTCGTCGAGTTGAAAGAGAACGTTCGGCGTCGATGATGCTCGCGAGAGAATTGATTGACCCGACGCCAGTTCTTCGCCGCCGAGATTATCTTCCAAGTCTGCCGCCGCTAATATCTTTTTGATGCACGACCGAGCGTGATTCTTTCCGCAACCAGTCGCGCCGATAGCAACGAGATATAAGTTCGAGCGAAGACCGGATTCTGTTTCGTACTTGCGACCCATAACATTCGCGACCAAAGACAACGCGCCAACCATAGAGAACAACGGTTGCGGTCGAACCGCCGTCCGAGTTATGTAGTCGGCGATGTCCGCGATGATTCCGCTTGGTCGATTAAGAACGTCGGGCATTATCGGCATGGCAATATCTGCGACGGACAAGACCGAGCGCGCCGAGTCAACGGCGACCGGAGTCTTGTCGGTCATTGCGTCGAGTTCTAACGTTCGTTCCGGTACGCGCCAACCGAGCGACTGAGCTTGGCCGAAGAGCGACGCGAGTGTTACGCCGCCGGCTCCATAAGAGAACGACGACCATACTCGGCTCGCGTCTTCGTAGCTGTACTTCGGCGACGACTCCGACCATTCGTTCCATATCTCGAACGCTTGTTGTCCGGCTCGCGTCGAGTGAACAGCCATTCCCATATTGAGCCAAGTCTCGCGGTCGTTCGAGTCAATGACCAGTAACGCCGAACGAATCTCGTCGACCTTAGTCGTCGAAAGAAGAACGCTATCATCGTCGACCTCGACGCCGAGAACTTTAGCGAACGCCGATTTCGATTCGCCGCTCAACTTATCTAAGACCCACGCCGGCGCGTCGACCGGTGTTGCTTCTTCGTCCGTCCATTCGTAACGCTTGCCGGACAAGTGAACGCTCGGCGCGGCAACAACGTAACCGCCGGAAGATTTTACGTCGATACCCTCGCCGAGTTTTCCGTTACGGATTCCGTCGGCCTTGTTGAACTTGAAAAAGTAATGCTCGCCACCGCCACCGGTTAGCGCGTGAAGTGTTTCGGGTAGCAGTTCGTATTCCAGTTGCAAGTCGTCGAGTGATATGTCGCCGCCGTTACGCGGGTCAATATCTAACGCCCACAATCCCGACGCTTCGCCGAGTGCAAGACCGACGTTCGCTCGCGGATACTTCGACCACCACGAACGAATCATCGCCGAGTTAGTCGATGCGTCTTTAACGCCGTTCGTTGTTCGCGGGTGCTTGCCGGCCGACTTACAAGTTAGCGAACCGCAAGTGCAAAGCGCGCCAAGATGAATCGAATGTAATGGAAGAACCGCGAAGCCGCGCTCGGCATAACTAAGAGCCGCGTCGAGTAACCGTTGTTCGTGGTCAATCATTCGTCCGACTCCGTCTTTCTAATACTAGGGAACTCGATGTCGCCCAAGTCGGTAAACCATTCGGGGAGAACGACCGCTTGCTCGTCGATGTATGTTAGTAGTCGAGAAAGTAAAGACGCTCGCGGGTCTTTAATCTTTCCGGTCGCGAATCGTTGGAGCCAAAAGTAACCGAGTCCAGTCGCGTCGTGAATATCCATATACTTCTTATGGTGTTGTAAGAACAAGCGCGCCCGCTCGATGTCGAGATTAGTTTTATTATCTTTCATGGTAAGGATTGTTTTTGTTTTATGCGGCCAGTTGCCGCGACGAGTATCTTAGCAAATTAGAATATATAAAATCAAGCGGTACGCGCTTGACTTTCAATATCGGCGAACCCATACTTCACTTTCCACGTCGAAGCATTGCGCTCTCGGCTTTTAATTTCACGAACTAAACGTAACAACATGACGAGTACCAATACTCAAACATTTACCGAAGACGAACAACAACAATTCGCTCTTCTTTCCCAACAACTTATCGCCGCAAAGTCTCGCGAGACTATGGCAAAAGCGAATCGAATAGAACTCGAAGAAAAGTTAATCTCAATCATCGGCGTAAAATCCGAAGGCTCTTCGACCGTCGAGTCGATGAACTACAAAATTACAACCACCGCGAAAATGACTCGCTCGGTCGACCAAGCTTCGGCGGAACGACTTCGCGAAAAGTATGGCCGAGAAGTCTTCGACTTATTGCCAGTCAAGTACGGAGTCAACGCGACGAAACTTAAAGCGTTGCTCGATATGCTTAGTGGCCTTGGTGGCAAAGGCGCGAAGATAGCACTACCTTACGCCGACGAATTGCTCGAAGCGATTACAACTCGACCGGCAAAAGTCGCGGTCAAGATTTCGGAGTTGAACGTATGAGTATCGACCTAAACTCAATCGCCAAGACCGGAACACCCGCGCCGCCGCGAATCCTTTTGTATGGTGTTCATGGTATCGGTAAGTCGACGTTCGCGTCGGAAGCAAAGAACCCGATTTTCATTCGCACCGAAGACGGTCTTGCCGGCATTAAGTCGAGCGCGTTTCCAGTTGCTAAAACTTTCGACGATGTCATTGAAGCGTTGCGAACTTTATATAAAGAAGACCACGACTTCGACACCGTTGTACTCGACTCGCTCGATTGGTGCGAGCCTTTAGTTTGGAGTCATACTTCTAAGCTACATGGCAAAGAGAACATCGAAGACTTTGGCTATGGCAAAGGGTACGTTATCGCTCTCGACTATTGGCGACAGATAATCGACGGCTTCAACGCGCTAAGAAACGACCGCAACATGACCGTCGTGCTTACCGCGCATTGCGAAGTTAAAAGATTCGACGCGCCGGATTCCGAACCGTATGACCGCTATCAACCCAAGATGCACAAAGCGTCGAGCGCGATGTTCCAAGAGTGGGCGGACGTTCTCGGCTTCGCGAACTATAAAGTTCATACGAAAGAAAGCGACACCGGATTCGGACAGAAGCGCACTCGCGCAGTCGGGTCGGGCGAACGATTGCTTCATACGACAGAACGACCGACGCACTTAGCGAAGAGTCGTTACGACATACCGGAGACGATGCCGCTTAAGTGGTCGACTCTCGCGAACTCAATCGCCGAAGCATTAAGCGACGGCACTTCCATAAACTCAAAAACGAAAGTAAACTAATGGGAAACCTCGAAAGAACTTTTAATGTTGCCGACGCTCCCGCGAGTGCCGCAACGAACTACGACCCGCTACCAAACGGAGATTACGACGTAATAATTTCCGAGTCGGAGATGAAGCCGACGAAAGCCGGAACGGGTAAATACCTACAACTAACAATCGAGATTCTCGACGGCGAATATAAAAGCCGCCGCGTATGGTCGAGACTTAATTTAATCAATCCGAACGCAACCGCGGTCGAGATAGCCGAGCGAGACTTGGCGGATATATGTCGAGCAGTCGGCAAACAATCCGTCGATGATTCTGCGGAACTTCACGACGTACCATTTGTCGTCGCATTAAAAACGCGGCCGGCCAGTAACGGGTATGAAGCGACGAACGAAGTCGCGTCGTATAAGCCGGCGCGTGGAGCCGACGGAAGCATTCCAAGCAAGCCGCAACCGGCGGCGCAACCTTGGAGCGGCGGCGAGTCTAACGACACTCCGTTCTAATTTTTCATAGGATTATTTTTTAGCGGAGTCGGTTCGCCGGCTCTGCTTTTTTTCTCTCAATCAAAATAAATAACATGGCCGAACTACCTAAAAAGAAAACAACCGTCGAGCGTATCGACGAGATACTCGAACAAGAAAACAACTCGACGCCCGCTCCGTATCGCGGACACCTTGGCGCGTCGTCAATCGGGCGCGAGTGCGAGCGCGAACTTTGGTACTCGTTTCGCGGAGTCGAGCGCGTTGAACATTCCGGTCGGATACTGCGACTGTTTGCTCGCGGACATCGCGAAGAGCCAAGTCTCGTCGAGTATCTACGCAAGGCCGGCGTGGTCGTGCATGACGTCGGTTCTAACGGCGAACAATTTAGATTCTCCGACATAGGCGGACACTTCGGCGGGAGCATGGACGGAGCCGCAAAAGGCTTTGTCGAAGCCCCGACCAGTTGGCACGTTTTGGAGTTCAAGACGAGCGGCAACAAAGCGTTCCGACCCTTGGTAAAAAACGGCGTCGAGAAAGCGAAGCCCGAACACTACGCGCAGATGCAAGTTTATATGAAGTTCTCCGGCATGAAGCGGGCGTTTTATATGACGGTCAACAAAGACAACGACGAACTGTATTCCGAGCGCGTCAAGTTTAAGTCGAGCGTGTCCGACGAGATGCTAGAAAAAGCGCGACGGATTATTACGGCCGCGAATCCGCCGGCGAAAATAAGCGACGACCCGTCTTGGTACAAGTGTAAGTTCTGCGACTTTCCGGAGACGTGCCACCGCTCGAAGATGCCGACCTTGACTTGTCGCACTTGCTTACACTCCACGCCGGAGACGGACGGCGACGATGCGCGTTGGTCGTGCGCGCACCGCAAGATTGATTCGTTGTCCGCCGAGTTGCAAGCGTCGGGCTGTTACGACCACCGGTATATTCCGAAGCTGATTACGTTCGCCACGCCAGTCGACGCTTCGACGGAGAAGAACTTCGTCGAGTACGAATTGCCGGACGGCCGCAGATTCCGCAACGGATATATCGCCGACGGCGGCGGCTTCGAGTCGGCCGCGATTGAGAGCGGCGAGTTGTCGAGTTGGATTGAGCGGAGCGCGGAAGAACGAGCCGGCGAAGACTTAGTCAATAATCTAGCGACCAACTTCGACGGCGAGATTGAAGTGTAAAAAAAAAGACCGCCGCCGGTTAGGGCGACGGTCTTTGTTGCGTCGAGAGTTAGTCGTCTTCCGGCTCGTAAGTAAGTTTGATAGGCATAGCCCCTTTCCTATAGGCGTATCTAGGGAGTAGTTTTTCGACCGCTTTTTGGAACGGCAAGTCGTGGAAGTGTCCGTTGATTTCTTCGAGCGATTTGCCGGCGACCCCGATTAACCAAAACGCAACGGACGAATCTATATTTTCGCCGGTGTACGCTAAGGCTTTCGCGACTTCGTGAGCAAGACCGCTATGGTCGTAATTGAAAGTAAAGTTTGACATTTGTTTTATTTATGTTTGGGAATTGTTGCGTCGAGAGTTAGTTCTTGATTATTAAAACCGCTTCGCCGTCAATGACGTTTACAGTTTTAAGCGCGGGGATTTGAGCGAACACCTCGCGGCGAAGTGCGCAAGACAAAGCGTTGGCCGAGTCGCGAAAGCTTTGGCTGATAAAATCATGGTCGCTACCCATTATTTGTTGGAAAAACGCTTCCGCTGTTTCGTACTGCGATATTAGTTGGCGCGTCTTTTCATCGGCGACATCGTCTTTAGTTATCGTCTCGACCAAAGGTTTCGCATGACCTACGGCGTCGAGTCGAGACGCCTTGCGACCTATCGCCGAGCCGACCGCCTTGCGAATCTTAATCCATACGCGGAAAGGCGCGCCGATAGTATGGCAGTCGAGAGCCGCCAAGTCTAGCGCGTCGTAAAATGCGTCGGCTTGAATCGCTGACACTTTTACTTCGCCACCTTTCCAGTCCGCTATTTCTATGCGGTCGCGGATTTGGTAGTAACGGCGACCCTCGGATTTCGATTTCGAGTAGGCTCCGCGGTCGCTCATTAGTTGAGTCGCGGCTTCTTTTTGTCCAAGCGTGAGATAGAAAGTTACAGGAGTTTTTTTCATCGGTCTAATTTATTTTGAGTTTAAGTTTAAGTTCGGATTAAGGAGAGTTCCTTTTTCATTGCCGCAACCGCCGCGAATCGAATCGCCGGCGGTCGTGGTCTTGGGTTGCGTCGAGTGTTACATTTTCTCTCTTAAAACTTTTAATGTTTCCATAATTTTCGGACATCGCTTGTCGGCTATCTCGGCGACAAGCTTCGACCCCTTTTCATTGTAGACAAGGCTAGTCCATTCTTGTTGAAGGCAACCTTCGATTAGTTTCATTTGCTCGTATGTTAAGGCGATAGTTATTTCGTTGTTAGTAGTCATTTTAGTTTTTTGTGCTAGAGAGAGAGAGAGTTGGTTAGTTAGCGAGCGTCGAGTGATGCTCGTCATGCCAACAATTATGACGTCTTTCGCGGTAAGCACAATAGGCAAAACGGGATTATTTTTATTTCTCTAATACGCGCTTAGGACAACGTATCCGCCCGCTCGACTACCTAACGCCCCTTAAAACGTCGAGCAGATACGCCGCGGCGTCGCGGAGCGCGACCGGTATTGCCCGCGCCAAGCGTCGAGCCGTTTCCCAGTACCGACGAACGTTCATCGCTTGTCGTCGTCGTTGCCGACCAAGTTCTTAACGCGCTCGACGAGTGCTTCTTCTTGTCGACGGTTGAGTAATATTTTACCGATGAAGTAAACGACGGAAAGACCGGCCAACCATTTCGCTAACGATGCGATGAAGCTTTTCACTTCGTCGAGAACCGACGCCGACGAATCGGCAACAATGTCGAGCGCGTGTTTCTTCGCTTCGTCGCTCGACGCCGCGATTAAACTTTCGACGACTTCGCGATTGAGTTGTTCGGCGGCTTCGCTTCGGTCTTCTTCTTCGACCAAGCTACCACCGAGCGCGCCACCGACTGCGCCGACCGCCGCGCCGACCGGAGAGACAAGCGCACCGAGTCCGGCTCCGACGCCCGCGCCCGCCGTCGACCATAACGAAGAGCAACTCGTCAAGAACATAAACGCGGTAAGCACCGACGCGATTGCTAGGAGTCGAACGACCTTTTCTTTTTTGGAAGTGTTCATTCCCATAAGATACCGTCGCCGTCTTCATCGTCGAACTCGATGTCGGAGAAAGATATTACTCCGTTGCGTTCGAGCGACCGCGACCGATGCTCGCCAGTATAGTCGAACTCGTACCAACTATATTTAATCTCGGCGAGCATCGGAACTTTGCGGACGACCTTGCTATCGACAATCCGCAGAAGACCCGACCCGCCGCACTCGACGCAAGAGAGAGATTCCCTTACGCCGAACGTCTTACCGTAGCCGGCGCAAAGCGCGCAGATAATCACGCGGTCAACTTTGCTCGGCTTCGGCTTTTCGTCGTCGGTCATTTCGTAACCCGCTCGACCATATCTAAGAACCAAGCTTGTACGGATTC